ATCTACGTTAGGTGCTGTGACAGTACCAGTTACATCAAGGTCGCCAGTTACTCCACCATACAAATTAGTTGTCCCTGCAACAGTCAAAGACTGTGTGCCTGATGGCGGTATGCCTATATTTACATTGCCAGTGAACGTAGCACCTGATAAGTTTGCTTTTCCTGCTACAGTAGTGTTTAGACTATCTATATCTACGCCATCGACAGTGCCGCTTACTGCAATGTTACCAACAACGTCTAATGCTTGTGCCGGAGTATCAGTGCCTATACCTACGTTTCCTGATGAGTCTATACGCATACGCTCGTCTGTAGCCTGAGCAAACGCAATAGGTTCTCCCGAAAATGACCTTAGTGTCCATGTTGGGTTTGCCGCCGCAAGGTCAGAACACCGTATGTTTAATGCACCTGATACCGAATTGAAAGAAGCTACATCTACATCTGTGCCGCTTGTACCTCCGTGTACTGCTAACTTAGTAGCAGGACTAGTAGTACCTATACCCAAATCACCGCTGATATATACATCACCATCACCTCGAACTTGGAAAGCTAAAGCTGTTGATGAGTTATAACCTTGAATAAAACTATTTGAATCTGTAGTTGTTTGTAAAGTTAAAACTTGCTTTCCTGAAGCACCTTTAATTGATGTCTGGGCGCTGTTTAGTGTTGAGGTTCTACCCACCAACAAGTTGCCTGATGAGTCAATACGCATACGTTCAGTGTTGCTTGTCCAGAACGCTAACGGACTTGCTTCACGGTTCAACAGGTTTACTTGCTTACCTGCTGTAGTACCGTTCATTATTATATGAAAGCCATCACCTGTTCCAGTACCAGTATCAGCATTAGTTAGCTGTATACGAGCATCTGCATCTGCTGTTGTTTCGTGTATATGCGTCTCATAGTTAGGACTACTAGTACCTATACCTACGTTGCCGTTACCTTTAAGTGTGAGTATGTTATCAGCTGAAGTTGACCTAAATCCTAAAATGTCGTTTGAAGTAATACCGTCTAAATCAGTTTCTATAGTAAATCTATTGCTATTATCAGATGCTCTAAAATACATTCTAGCATCGTCAACACCTTCACCGCCTCTAATAGCTAATTCGCCATTCACATCTAGCGTAGCTGTAGGACTAGTAGTACCTATACCTACATTGCCTGATGAGTCAATAACCGTACGATAAACACCTGCGGAATCATCATAGATACTAAACTTACCGTCAGTGTTAATAATAGAATAGTCTGAGTTGTTATTAGTATCTGTAAGGTACAAGCGAGGTAAAGTAGATTCAATACGCAAATCACCAGTAAATGTAGCACCTGATAAGTCTGCATATCGCCCATCGAGGTCTGTAGTAACTGTACCGCTGTTAGCTTTGGTAAGTGTCAACGTACCATCAGCAGTGTCAAACGATGCAGAGGTAATTTCTAAGTTTTGTGCTGATGTTGCAGATGCCGCGGCTTCGCTTGCTTTGGTTGTGGCTATACCTGCTTGTGTTGTGGCTATAATTGCTTGAGCCAATGCTGTAGAAACAGAACTCTGTGCTATAAGTTTTGCCGTCTCTGCATCATCCGCAGAATTACTAGCGTTACTGGCTGATGTACTAGCGGCAATGGCTGATGCACTGGAGGCACTAGCAGAAGCACTGGAGGCGCTGGCTGATGCACTAGCGGCGTTCGCCTGTCCAGTTACTTCCTGTAAAAAGGAATTGTCCGATGAATCTCCTGAGCCACCTACACCTCTGAATATAGCCATGAAACATTCCTATAGTTAAAAAAAAAAAGAATTGTATAAAAAAAGAAAAGGGAAAGGGGCTTCCGAAGAAACCCCTTAAGTACTACTATTAGCTTACAGTTAGTACGAAACCTGCTTCAGGACGTACTACTTGTGTACCGTACAAAGTATCAGCAGTATATAGAGTAGCAAGGAAGTCTTGCTTATACTGAGTCTGTGAACGAACACCTTGTTGCTCGGCAAGAACCATAGCATCTTTGTGGAACAAGAAAGCACCTTTACCGCCTACAGTAGTCGGGCAGTTGTTAGAAACAAATACGTCAACACCGTACAAGTTACCAATCTGACCATTCACTACTGTCTGACCGTTTACGAAATCGCTAGATGAGAAACGCTCTTCAGCCATGATTGCGTTACGAGCAGAAGGTGGAATAACCATGCAACGACCGTCCATAGGTACGTCAGCTTCATCCATTTTCTGAATGATAGAACGGAATGCCGCGTCAGTGAAAGCACCAATAGTGTTACCAGAAGCCGCTAGTGCAGTAGTACCATTAGAAGCAAAAGAGTTGCTGTGAAGCCAATCAGTTAGCACACCACCAGTGGCTTCTGTACCAAACTTCTTACCTAAGTCAAACAAGTCAGTATCAACTTGGTTAGCTAGAGCGTAACCTGCGTCACCAGTGTAGAACTGACGAAGAGATGCAAGTGCTTGTGCTTCAGTAATGTCTTCGATTAGACGTGAGTACTCAAAGTGCTTGTTGATTGTTACTTGTACTTCTGACTCTTGGTCTGCCTGAATAGTTACTGCTGTACCTGCGGCTTTAGCGTTAGCTGAACCACGAGTAGGCTTAGGAATGTGAAGGGTATCACCTTTCTTGCCAGTCATAGAAAGTTTCTTAACTAGGTTAGCTAGTACAAGATTCTTCTGATAAGCGGCAACAACTTCGTCACTCCAGATTTCTGGGATAAAAGTTGCCGCGTTAGTGTTACCTACGACTGTGCTGTTTGAACTACCATCGGCAGTTGCGGGATATGTTGATGTAGCCATTTTAATTCACCTTATAAATAATATTAGTTTCGTACCCTCCCTTCTGCATACGCTTGCATAATCTCATTTGATAGTGCTTGGTATCTGTCGGGGTCAGTACGCATTAGTTTAATAATGTCTGCGCGTCTGTAGACCTTCTTGGCTCTCTGTTCACCACTACCACGGGCATTGCCTGTAGATGCGGATTTAACAGATTGCTTTCGTTGTTGTTTCTCATTGGCGGCAGTTTGAGTGACAACCTGTTGACGTTCCTTCCATAGGGAAAATAGTTCGTCAGCGGCATCTACATCATACTGTTGGTCTGCCTGTGCAAAGAGCCGTGTCCTAATCTTCGAAGCCTTAATCCAATCAGCGAACTTAGCGTCCTGCAAGATTCCCTTCATCTCAGGGTGTTTGGTTTGCAGTGTAGCCATAGCCGTTGACTGTCGGTATTGGTTGCTGATGTTTTCAGCTTCCTTAATCTTCGGATGATTATTAATTGCTCTTTCGACTGCCTTGTCGGGGTCAGAGAAAAAATCTACTTCTTCGTCATCATTTGTTACTTGTGTTTCAGTTTCGTTGAGTTGTGTCTGAATGTAGTCATCAACAACTTTGCGTAGGTCACCCACTTCAGAACTTTGTTTACCTAAAAGTTTCTCAGCCTCTTGGTGCATCCTTACTATCTCGGCTGTACTCTTTCCTTGATACTTCTCAGGTATGTCTGACTCAGGTTCTTCAAGAGTTTCCTCTAACTGAGGGTCTTGTTCTAGCGTTGTGTCAATGTCGTTCTCTTCTACGTCTTCTGGACGCTCATCTGTTAGTCGTGCCATTATTAAACTCCGTGATTAATATCATTATGGAGGTGTATTAAATGTAAGGGTTCTATGGTCAAGAGTTGCCCTTACGTTATAGTGTTACGCCATGCTTCCTTTCATGCTTGATTTGTTTCTCCCGCTGTTTAGCCCATCTTTCTTTGCCCGCGGAAGAGTTCATATCTCGCTGTATTTTTACGGGTGTAACAATCTTTCTAGCCTTCAACTCACAATTAGGACAATCAACTTCTTCTACGTCTGAGCCTCTAAGAAACTCGTTGACGTGTCCGTTGTCACATTGAAAATCGTATAAACGTCTCATTCTTCCGAGTCGTCTTCTTCTTGTTGTTGTTTAGCTGTTTCTATCTGTGACTCTAGGTTCAGCATATTAGCCATGACTACAAGTTGTCCCTTACGAAAGTAAAGGTCTTTGTCGTCTTTACAGGCTTCTACGGAGTTGACCTGTTCTGCACTTCCTTTTAAGTCTTGCACTAAGTTCTTCCAACCATCTGTACGGAACATCTCTTCAAAGGAACGATAGTACTTCTCTAGTTCTACATCAGTCATCTACTGTTTCTCCCTATAGGACAGCTTTAATTAATAATTTAAATAACATACTTAATGTATATTATAGTAATATTATACCATAGTTTACTAAGAAAGTCAAGCTATTTCTTAGGCTTTTTCTTAACTGCTGTCTTTTTTTTCTTTGGTGGTCTTCCTACTTTACTACCGTATGTGCCTTTACCGTATGGCATAGTATTCTCCTGATTACCATTTAACTTTATCAGCCCAATAAGCCGCAGACATCTTACCCTTAGCAATGTTCTTACCGTGTCTGGACTTGAAGGACTTACGTTTAGCTTTCATCTTAGCGGACTCACCTGACTTAGGTTTGCCCGCTGTGCTTGCGCCCTGTTCACCAAAGCGTATGGTCTTAATCTTGTCACCTTCTTTAGCAACTACCACATGAGACTTCTTGGCATGGCTAGGTGTACGCTTTGGTTTGTTAAAGCCAGAGACTCCTGCTCTAGCTAGTCTTGGGTCTTTTTTTACTGGCATTAGATTTCTCCTTGCGGGATTCCTTGAGGTCTTGGACTTCCGCTTCCAATGCCGCTAGTTTCTGGTCGTGCTGTTGGAATGCCTTGTTCACCTGCTCCAATACCTCGTTGAATTGACGCTGTGTTATCATTTGCTTTTCCTTGTTGGGTTTCTTTAACAGCTACTTCACGTTCTTTTAGTAACTGCTCTGATATTTTAAGACGCTTCTGGAACTCTTTGTCGTCCGCATCGCCTGACTTAAGGTTAGCCGTAACAGCCTTGATACGGTCAATCTCAAGCTCCTGTGGTACAACACTAGCCTCTGCCGCAAGTTTCTGCGCTCTAGCCTGTGACTCAAACGCTTGACCCTGTAGTGCCGCAGTCTGTGACTTCTGGAAATCCATCTGTGCTTGCTGTGCGGCTTGTTGTGCTTGCTGTGCTTCTGGGTTAGGTTGATTAGCCTGTTGCAACGAAGAGATAAGTTCTTCACGATTAGACAAGTTCATGTTATCAATGATTGACATAATCAACTGTGAGTACATTGGGTTGTCTTGTTGCATAGTCTGTAGTAACTGTACAAGCTGTGTAACCTCATACTCACGAGCAATGATACCTAGACTGCTAGAAGTATGGAACTTGTAGTCCGCTACAGGATAACGCTCAGGGTTAAACTGCATATAACGATGTGCGGCTTTAGTTACGAATGGAATAAGGAATGATTCTTGGAAGTTAATCAACGTACGCTTGTGACGCTTGATGATAGCACCGAGGCTCATAGAGATGCCCGAAGCTGTAGACTGACCGTTGATAGAACCAGAGATACCCGCAGAGTCAATAGCACCTGTGGCTGTCTGTACCATCTTTTGTAGTTCAGCGGCTTGTCCGAAGGTAACTTGACTAACATTACCGAAGTTTAATGGCTGTAGGACTTCAGCAGGGTTACCATTAGTTAGGATAGTCTTACCCGCACGTACCTCTGCTTTAGCACCTCTAGGCATACGTGTAGCATCAATAGCCATCATCGGGTGGATAGTAAGTGCAAGAGCATCGATTCTAGCTCGTAGTTCTGCGTCTAACGCCTTTTGAGAGTTATACCCTTTCTCACATACTCCTCGACCCCAGAAACGGCTAGGAACGACATCCCATGGGAATGCAACGACTGGTCTGTCGCCCATCATGTATGGATTCTCTTCAGCCTTAAGTAAAGTACCATCATTAGCAATAACAACGATAGCCTCTACGTAGTATGAATCACTCTCTTCATTAGCGACTAGTTCTTCT